TAACCGTCGGAGCGCTAAACGCTAGGGTCAAATTACCAACGCTTGGCGTGATTATCTTGTTTTCAACCGTTGATGGGGCATTGCCAACTAGAGTCAATGTTGCCGCAGCAGGAGTCATTACCTTGCCGGTAACAACAACGACAGGTACAGAACCAATTAGTTCTGCGCCACCGGTAGGTGTGAGGACTGTTCCAGTAACGGCCAACGGAGCCGCCCCAGTGATAACTGCGTTTTGTACCGCAGGCGTGATAATCTGGGCGCTGATAAGAGAAGGTGCTGCGCCCGTAACGGCCAAAGAACCCACGCTTGGCGTGATGATTGTTTGTGTTAGTAAAGAAGGCGCTATACCAGTAAGGGTTAACGAGCCAACAGTCGGCGTAATAGATGTGACGCTAAATACGGATGGCGCTACACCTGTGACCGTTAACGATCCTACAGTCGGTGTAATAACTTTGGCGCTAACAACAGATGGCGCTACGCCAGTAAGGGCTAACGCCCCCACGCTTGGGGTTATAAAGGTTGCCCTAAAGAGGGATGGCGCAACGCCTGCGACAGTCAACGCCCCAACGGACGGAGTAATGATTGCCTGAACAATATCAATAGGTGCAACACCAGCAAGTGTCAATGCACCTACGGTTGGCGTAATGATGGTCTGTCTTAAGAGAGAAGGCGCTACACCCGTAACAGTCAGCGAGCCAACGCTTGGGGTAATGATTGTTTGTCTTAATAGCGACGGGGCAATACCTGTAACAGTCAAAGAACCCACGCTTGGGGTTATCACGTTGCCAGTAACAACAACGACAGGCGCAGAACCAATTATTTCTGCACCTCCGCTAGGCGTAAGGACTGTTCCAGTAACAGCAGTTGGTGCTACACCTGTAAGCGTTAAAGAGCCGACACTTGGGGTAATTACTGTCCCTCTAACAACCGTAGGGGCAACACCAGCAACGGTCAGCGAGCCTACGCTCGGTGTAATGATTGTCTGTACTACAACCGTTGGCGCCACACCAGCAAGCGTTAACGCACCAACGCTGGGCGTAATGATTGTCTGAACAATATCAATAGGCGCTACGCCCGCAATAGTTACCGAACCTACGCTTGGCGTAATAAGGGTCTGAACTATGTCTATTGGGGCCGCGCCCGCAAGTGTCAATGCCCCAACACCAGGCGTGATTATTGTCTGAACAATATTGGTCGGAGCGACACCCGTAAGCGTTAACGAGCCGACGCTTGGGGTAATAATTGTTTGGACTATGTCTGTTGGCGCAATACCTGTAAGAGTCAGCGATCCAACACTAGGCGTGATAATTGTTTGAACTATGTCCGTCGGCGCAAAACCTGTAATGGTGAGCGCTCCTACAGACGGGGTGATGATTGTCTGCCTTAGTAACGACGGAGCAACCCCAGTAAGCGTTAACGAGCCTACGCTCGGCGTGATGATTGTCTGAACTATGTCCGTGGGCGCTACACCAGTAATAGTCAATGCCCCAACAGTGGGCGTAATAATTGTTTGTCGTAGTAGAGAAGGCGCAACGCCTGTAAGAGTTAGCGCTCTAACGGCAGGTGTAATGATTGTCTGAACTACGTCTGTGGGTGCTACGCCCGTGATAGTTAACGCACGTACAGCAGGCGTAATAATCGTCTGAACTATGTCTGTAGGTGCTACGCCAGTAAGCGTTAATGAGCCTACTAAAGGCGTTATGTTGGTATTTGCAACCGAATCAACACCCAGCCCCGAAAACGGTGCGCTTGAGAACGGTGCTTGTGAAAACATAGTTACCTCTCAATGCCCAACAGGGGGAAGGACAGAAGCCGTTCCCCCAAGTTTACGAGCATTACCCTATTAGGTTAAGGTAAATATGCCAGTAGCGGCTGGGAGGATAGTTAACGTGTTTGGTGAGGTAACTGTGAAGTTGGCGGTAGACAACTGGCAAAAACACAATAATTTGCCCGCGCCCGCGCCCGTAGAGTTACGGAGGATCGCATAACGTATGTTAGTTAGAGATGCTCCGGATGCCGTAAAGGTCAAACCAACAGTAGACATTGTGAACTTCATCTGTTTTGCAGATGCGCCAACAGTCCATTGTGCCGTTGCGGGGACAAGGTTACGACCCCCCGTAACATAACCGCCAGTAGCAGAAATCTCTGCTGTAATCTGCGCGTATGTGCTGATCGTAAAAGTTGAGGCATTACTCGATGTACGAGCTAATACCATTTTAAAAACACCCGCGCCGAGTGTAATTGTCCCGTTGCCAATGTATCTTTTGGCGTAACTATAAAGTTGCCATGCACTTGCAGCCATGTTAAATCTCCTTAATGTCAGCGTATGATGCGCCAGTTTCTAAAATATGGCGGAGAAGCCCACCATACACTTCCAACTCAATCTCATCGCCTAGCATTCGGATTAGGTCGATAAATTCTTGTGCTTGCGAAATCATCCAAGGGTTGCAGTAGAAAATCTTCCCCCCAACATTTACGGGGGCTACTAATTGTCCGTCATTTTCCGTCTGTTCGTAAGCATGGTGTTTGCCGTCTTCTAAACATGAGTCGCATCCAAATAGGTGAAATCGCTTGAACCCTAGCATTCTAAACAAAGGGATCGCTCTAAGCAATACCGTAGAGCCGCCCGGAATGGGGAACCATGTTTCGTATTGTTCTGCAAGAATGTTGTTAAGCAGCTCAGTGCTTGTGTGCCAAATGTAAGTACGTTCTTTCGGTAACTTCTCAAACACAGACGGGTCACACTGGGATGCAATAAAATACTTGCAGTCATCAACAACGTTCTCAACAAACCGCTTGTTAAAGTCCCTGCCGTCCACCATTACAAAAGCAGAGGGCGTAACGCCGTTATCCAAGCAATATTGGTAAGCATTGTTGATTGCGACTAACTTAACGCCGTTTGCACGGAGTTCTTTAATCTTGTCCATGTTCTCAGCAAGAGAAGGCCCGCCTCCCACAATCATCACTTCAACATCATTTGTTGGGTAGGGTTGTACTTGCTGAAAGCCCAAAGAAATATTGTGCTTGACATTCGCTTTAACTTTTTCTTCGTCTAAGTTAATAACGCCAATGTCCACAACATCCGTACCAGAAGACCATGCAGTTACATAGAACAGGCAGTAACCATCACGCTCTTCCGACCAATGGATGATGCACTTGCGGTCATTAAACTTCTGCAACCACCATGAATAAGGTTGCACAGTCAGGTGCAACTTGTGTCCAACCAGCTTACCCATTACATCGTCTTCTGTAGCAATCTGGAAGAACACATGCTGACAAGCGGCCAAGCAGTTATCTAGCACCCGGTCTACATGGTGTGGGCGGATATGCTCCATAACATCCGTACAGAATCCATAGGCGGCGGATACGGGTAATGGCTGACTTAAATCTGCTTCCACAAAGCGCATAGCGTGACTTTGTGTTTCAAGCATTGGAACAATGTCTTCATCTAAGCAGTTGTCAGCAAAGTCAACCATAGTGACATTCATGCCACCAAAAAACGCTAAATTCAAGGCCCCACGCCCTGTGCCACAACCAAGGTCAATAACTGACGCGCCTTTTGGGGGTTTGGCTTGCGCTAAAAACTCTTGAGCAATTTGTTCTCCGGGGGCTACAACTCTGTATTCTGGGCGACTCCACATCATCTTGTATAAATCTTTTTCTAACGGGCGATCGTTAGTGATTTTTACTTCTGGTGGGTCAGAAAGAACAGAAGAGAAGAAAGTCATGCGTTACCCTTATCGTTACTAGGCAATACGAAGTATTGCGTTTGTTATATCCGCAGTGGGAAAAACAATGGTGAAAGTGCCCGAAGAAGAGGCCATTGCACCACCAAAATCCAAGATACATACCGAAGGATTACCTGCGGCAGTATCATTGTAAATCATAGCTCCATAGGCCGTTATCGTGGCGCTTGTAAACGATAAATCTGCAAAGTCCGTAAAAGCAGTTGTGCTAGAAGATGTTGGAGTCACGTTTGTTAACGTACCGCCACCTGCCGTGTATGTACCTGATGCAGCCACTTCATTGGTAGCCGTGTAAGCGGTTGTTGCAGCTGTAAACGAAGCACTGTTGTTGTACAAAGCTAACTTAAACGTGTTTCCCGTGCCAGTTGTGAAATTATGCACAGCCTTCATCAGCTCCACTTTGAAGCTGGTGCACATAAAGTTTCCTGAAAATGCCATTATCAATCTCCTAGCAAATGAACAAGGTTGGAATACCCTGCTTCATGCAGACGGATTGCAATAGTTGCCCTATCTTGATTTACCGCTTCTTCAAGATAGGTTTTAATTACGGAACGTACAGCGCCACGAAAAGCAATAGCCTGGTCTCGAATGGCAGGGTGAGACTCATTTCCAATGTAGAGAATCTTCTCAATGGCCCGATCCGCCAACTCATCAGGAGTCCAGCCGCGCCTATCCGTAGTGACAACACTTATTCCACCCAGCAAGACAGAAGATTGACTGCCCATCATGGTCCTGGTGACTCCGATTTAAGTTGAATACGTACCATACCATCACGATACTCATCCCGACGGCGACGGCCTTGTTGTTCAATACCAAGCCCTTGAAGAGCCTGCTTGTAACTTGCGTCAAAAGTAGCCATCATGTCAGGTGGTCCCTTAGTGTAACTATAGGCCTGAATTAAACAAGCGTAAAACAGCGCTTCAGGAGCATTTGTGCTAATCCAGGTCGTAGTATTTGTAGAGGAAAGCTGGGTAGGACGATAGATGTAGCCGAGCTCAACAGCAAAAGCAGAACTTGGAGTAGGAGCAATGTAGAACGTGTCTTCATCCCACACCGAATAGTATTTTGGAATACCCGTCGTGGCCCCGTTAGGCCAATACTCTTTCATGAAGGAAGTGTCTCTAAACTCCAAAAAGATTTGTTCTGTGCCAGAGGTAACCATTATGTAGCGATGAGTCAAAATACCACTAGGGGCAGACAAAAACTTGTTGCTGGCCGTTAAATTACCAGATACTTCAAGCTTAAAGACATCTAAGTCAATGTCCCTCAAAATACGGTTTTCTGCAAACGTGATAAACACGTTTATCACCGCGTCAGTAAAGACGTTCGCGCCTACTTCTGTGTAGTTACGTATGTTTGTTACAAGTTCGCTATACGTCATGAAATCACCACCGTTACAGAACCTACAACGCCTTGAGCAATCAAGGCCTTGTCTTGAATGTATGGACGCATGTCGTTGGTGTTTCTAACTGTTCCAAAGCTTTGAAATGCAGTAAAACCAGGGGCACCAACAAACACTGATACAGGCTCGATTCTATCTGGACGCGGCTCATAAAGGGCAATTGCATCGCCCTTATATTTCAAGGGCTCAAGTTGAGGCGCTTTTGGCTCGTAATCGTCTGGGCATACCTTAAAGCCTCGCCAGTTCTTGCGAAGTACGTTGTAGTCGTATCTCTGTCCGCAATAGTCGCACAGGCCATACGAGAATTTACCTGTTGCATAAGCCATTTGTTAATACCCCACATCAGGAACAAGGTTAACACTAGCCGTATCCCTGTCCTCCATCGCAGCGCGAAGAAAGTCCTCTTCATATATTGCCTTGAGAGCGCCCGTGCGCTCGGGGGAGTACTTGAGAGAGAGGTAGTACGCCAGTCCTGAAGTCAGGCATGGCAAAAATCTAAAGTTAACTTCCGCCGTGTTCGTATATGCACCAGCATCTTCTATACGACGGATTCTGTAATACACAAACGTGTAGCTTTGATCCGCCGCAGGATAGAAAAACACCTTTGGCACGTTCGTTCTCTGTACATAGTACTGAGCAGGACGCGCTTGAGAGGTCTTATCCGGGATATTCAAATACTCAGCGCGACTGATGCGATCAATCGTGATGTCCGTCGAGACCCCCTGAGAAGGGTCTCGTATAACAGCAGACAAAACATTAACAGTATCTGTAGCCAACGATATCTCATTGTTGCCCTGAACCAATGCATACGTGGCCTGCTCAATTGTCCAGAGGTTAAGCCCTCTGTTTGCCCAATCCAGAAACAACAAATTCAAAGAGCGACGCGCAGACTTCAACTGGTAGCCATTTGTGCCACGTATCCCGCAGCGCTCAAAGGATTCCTCAATTAAGTCGTCAATCGACAGATCAAAAATAGTTGTACCGGAAGTTGTCATTCTTTGTATAAGTTATTAAAAGTTACTTCTGGATTCATATATGTATCATCTTGTTCCGCACA